TCGCCGTCGGGATAAAGCGCATATCCACCGACGGATACCGCTCGGGGTCGAACTGCATGAACCGAAACGCCGCCTTCTGGATGAACGGGATCAGGAAGTCTTCCTGGAAGTTCACCAGCGTGCGCTTGTACTTCTTGATGATGGTCGCCACCGCCATGCTCATGCCAGCGCCGTCCCGGTTGCCTTGGCTGACCATGCCCTGGCTGTCCATCGTGCCGGTGGCTTGCAACAACATCCGCTCAAACTCTTTGGCTGTGGACAAGTTATTCAGACTCGTCTCGCCAAACTTGAACGGGTACAAAATCTCAGCAGGGTTGCCGTTAACCAAGAACGCCTTGCCCGGTTTGACCTCAAACTTCGCACCCCGAGGCAATCGCGTTGCATCCAGACCCATCATCGGGCTGGTGGTCAGCGCCAGCGAGTCCAGGTGACTACGCACCTGGGCGTCAATCGCCTTCTGCATATTGTAGGACTTCTCCACCGTCCCCCGGCCCAGCAGCCGGTTGGGCACCGTGTCGTCCTGATAGCAGATGATCGGACGATCCTTCATCATGTAAGGGTTGGCCTCTGCCTTGAGCAGCACCCCGTCGTTGGCGATCACGACAATGGCTTCCACCATGTTGGAATAATCGTCAGCAAGCGAGTCTTCTGGGAACAGATCGACAACATCCTTGTCTTGCTCTTCCAGATACTCACGTGGCACCAGCCCGTAATACGTCAGCAGCAGCACTTTTTCGTCCTGATACTGACTCACCTCTTGCGTTGGCTCCAGGTCAGTGTCCTCAGAGGCTGTGCCAATGTCCACCTTTCGGTAGATACCGGCCTCCATCCCCGCCACCACCTTGTGGATGCCGACATACTTCTCAACTGCCACGCCCATGCAGTCGTCAATGCTCGTGCCGTTGGGGTCAAACAAGAAATTCTTGGGGTTAACCGGCACAATTTTCACTGCAATGCGGCTTTTTTCGACCACACCAATGGCAGCTTGCCCCGTCTGGCCCGGAATTGCCTGCGTTGCTGGCTCAAAAATCTGCTCAGTCTTGACCGCAATCTCGCCAATGCCCGTGCCGTAGATTTCAGCCATCAATTCGATCTGATCAATGGCTTTTCTGATCTTGTCCTGCTTGAAATCCTCCATCATCTGCGCTTTGAGCGCCTCAACATCAATAGGATTGCCGTTTACATCCTGCAAATCGTCTTTGATGTCGAAAAAATCACCCTGGCCAAAGATGGCCTCCATGATTTCAGCGTGCCGAGTCTCCACCGCCTGCTGTGTGGCAGGGGTCACAATGCGCGAGCGCTCAGATTCGCGGGTTTTGTCCTCTGCTGACCACTCACCACGGAAAATACGCTCGTATTCCAGGTAAGCCTGCATGAAATTGGTGTTGCGGTAGTCCCTCCAGCGATCACAGTGGCTGACAACAAACGCCGTCAGGTCTTTGTCCGACTGAGTTGGCTGTTGGTACTCGTTTTGTTCCATATCAAATCCCCGCTATGATGTCCATAGGTTGCCACTCATCCCCTTCATCTTCCTCAAAGTAGGATGTGACCGCCAGTTGGTCAATGTATGATAGCGCATCAGGCAGGTCGTCATGCACACCCTGCGCCGGGAACATCAGCAACTGATCCTTGAAGTCGTCCCAGTCTTCTTCGCTGTTGAGCACGATTCTCCCATGCTCGAAGCGTCCTTGCAACGCCCAAATGATCCGATCAGCCTTCTTTCTGTTCCCGTGCGTCAGATCCACAATGTGACTATAGACATTGTTCTTTCGCATCAGGTCGCTTAAATACGGCAACACAGCATTCTTGAGCGCCCCCCGCTCAATCCCAATGCTCAAGGGCCGGTAGTCGCGCATCTTCATCAATATCTTGGATGCCGTCTCCCGAATGTCCCAGCGCCCGTGCTCGATCTCCTTGACCCACCACTTGCCATCATCCGTCACCTTCACCACCGCAATGGCCGACTCATCAAGGCGCTTCTTAGCATTCGCCGCCTGCTTGGCCACCTCCTCAAAACCCGCCAGATCAACCGCCACAAAGTAGCTCCCCTGCTCAGGCTCCACCCCGTACTTGACCCACTCCTCCTTGAAGATGTCCGACCCAGCGTTGTCAAAACTCGCCAGGTATTCCTGCTTGAAGGCAAAGCTAGACAACGTCTTCTTGGCGCTCTCAATCTCCGTGGGGTCAATCAGCGGGTTGTCTTTGGTCGTAAAGTGCCAGCTCTTCCAGTCCGAATCCGTCTCATTCTGCCCCAGCTTATAAAGGTCATAGAACCAATTTCTACCCTTTGGCGTCCCGATAAAGATCGCCCGACCCTTCTTGTCCGATAGTGACGCCCGAATGACCTGCTCCCACGCTTCGGGCTTAATGTCAGCCACCTCATCGAGCACCGCATACGTCAGGGAGACCCCCCGCAGCGTATCGGGCCGGTCAGCCCCGCGCACATAAATCTTCGCACCATTGATCATGGTGATGTCCATCTGGTTCACATGACTGTTGGCGATCACCTCCCGCCCGATCTCCATCAACACATCCCAAATAATCTGCCGCGCCTGCCCGTTGGTGGGAGCCACATACAACACCGCACTGCCCGGGGGGCACTTGAGCGCCTCAATGATCAACGTCGTAGCGGCGAGCCTGGACTTTCCGCACCGGCGTCCAGCAGCCACCACCTTAAAGCGCGTCGGGTCTTTGAAAACCTCTTGCTGCCAGGGGAGGAGGCTAAAGTTGAGGTCAGACATCCGTTATATCCTGTGCTTCTATGATTGTCGGCGCTTCACCGATGCCAGTTATATTGATCGTGACGGCGCTTCGGGCGCCTTTCTCTTTATCAAACAGACTGGTTGGTAGCGTTCGGTCCATGCACATCTTCAAGGCCGTCATCTGGCCAGGGTGCGCGTCGTCCATCGCAATATCCAGGACTTTCTGTACGACCGTCTTGCCGCCAGATTTAAGCAGCAACTCTTTGAGTTCCTTCAGACGCATCGTATCCGTCTTTGGAAGCGTTCTTGGCAAGTTCACTTTTATCCTTTCAGGGAAGTTTCCATATTCTACTTTTTCTTACGGCTAAGACCTAGTGTTTTGCCCATTTTGCTTTTTCAGTATGGGGGAGGCACCGTCAAATTTACACAGACAGCCAGACCCCCTCCCCCCTAGTGAGTGCTCACTAACCCAAGGCGAAGTGAGTGCTAACTAACATGGCCAGCGGGCACGATAGCTTTAAGCGATCGATCATGCGGGCTCGATAGCATTGGGACTGGCGGACTAGATGAGAATGATTCTCATTTGCATTGGGCTAGATGAGAATGATTCGCATTCGCAAAGGCATGGAGACGCGCGGGTCCATTCTGACACCACCTAGGCTAAAACTAGACTGGTCAGTCACATCGTAGACTGGTCAGTCTAAAACTAGACTGGTCAGTCACATCGTAGACTGGTCAGTCTAAAACTAGACTGCTCAGTCTACATTGTGACCAGTCAGTCACTATAAGAGCCCAAACCCTTACAGTAGTACTTTAGTGGGGGGTCATGTGGTCGCTTGGCCAGCAAATTTCAGTCGCTGCCAAAACGTCGTAGTGCTGGCGACGGTGTGGGTCAAATTCTGGGGGTATATATATATTATTATCCTTTATGAAAGTAAGATAAATAAATGACCATATGACCACATCGCTCGCCAACCCGCGCCAGTGCTCGATCTCACGTGGTCAACCGCGCGACCATGTCGGACCACGTCCTGACCACACCTAGGGAAACTACCTAGAAAATAGTTGTTGACAGCGTCAGACATCGCCTTACAATATCACTCATGGCGCCGATGCCATGCACTAAAGGAACCGACATGAAAACCGCATCTTGGATCATCGTCAACAAGGCCACACGCGTAGCCGTGTTTGAGACCTTCAACGAAAACACGGCCAAAGCCGTTAACACGCGCCTCTATGAGGCCGTCCCGATCCTGGAATACCTGCAACAACTCAATCGCGCGATCAAGGCGGGCCAAGCATGAAAAATTTTCTCGGCTTTATCGCCTATGAGGGCCCATCGTTGATCGATGGCGCGCCTATCGTCGTCATTGTCAACAAAATTACAGACGGCTCCGCCAATGCTAAGACAGGCGCGATTGTGCAGAGCTTTATCATCCGGTCCGACGTGGCGCCTATGGCCGCGCTACAGTCCGGCCAGGACGAATCGATCTGTGGCGATTGTGAGCATAGGCCCGCGCTGGCGCGGGAGACGGGTGCCGCTCCCTGCTATGTGCAAGTAGGGAAATCGGTCCAATCGGTGTTTCACGCCTACAAACGCGGCCGCTACACAAAAGCGGACCCGGCCACAATCGCCCGCGCCCTGGCGGGCAAAATCGTTCGGCTTGGAACCTATGGGGACCCGTTTGCTGCACCGG